GTTTCGGAGTCGTAGCTGACGCCCGAGCCTTCCGGCTTGATGGGCATCTGGCCGAAACCAGTAACGAGGGTGTCTTCCTCATAGTTCTTCGAGGACTTCTGCACCTCAACGAGGCCGCGCCACTCCTCCTGATACTCCCCGTAGGTCGTACCGAAGAAAGCATGCATACCAGGCCATAGGGCTTTGGGATGATTACCAGTGGTGATTGTTCCAGCGGGCATGTTCTATGGCTCCTTAAGTGCCAGCGACTTGGTTGGCATAGAGATGCCGGTTGATCCTGACGATCCACTTGGCGGACGCGCCAACTTCGTTGTTCGGCTTGTTGGCAAGGCCAACAATCTTGAGATCCAACGTGTTGGTGGTCGCTTCCGTGGAGTTGTCGAGCGTGGTGGCCGAAAGGCCCGTGGCGGTCGAGGCCGAAGCCACAACGAAATTGGCGTTCAGGCCAATGTCGTTCGCGGTGAGGGCAGTACCGCCAGCGCTCTCCTGGACTTCGAACAGCACGTTCGGATCGTCAACAACGTTGACAATCGTAGCCGTCGAGGCCGCGCGATACACAGTGGAATCGCGGGTTGCGGGCAAGCACGAGGTCACAACGCCCACAATCACGTCGCCAGTGGCGGCGCGGGTAACGTCAGCGTAGGTGATATAGCCGATAAGCTGGGAAGTACCAGCAATCTTGACGGGATCGCCGATGCCGAGCAGCGTGCCGTCGCCAGCGGCGGTCGAATAGGCGTTAGTCTGGCCCGCGTAGGGTCCAGTCAGATCCCGCACGGGAACGAGCCCGTTCGGAGTCGATGCGTTAGCCATTTAAGGCCTCCTGATATTGATGAAAGTTTAAGGGTTTGGTGGCCCTACTTCCCCGATATGGTATTCCTACCGTCTTGGCCGTGTCGGCCGCCGGGAACGTATGCCTCTGATCCAGAAAGGGCGTCAGCGCCCTGAACTTTGCCGGCACGCAGCTCTTCATCGCGCGCATCGAGCAATCGCTGCTCTTCGGCCTTATCTGCTTCATAGAAGTGACGCGGCTTCCGTAGTAGGACGGCCTCTTCGCCCTCACGACGGTCCACGGTTCGTTTGACGACTGTCCCCTCTGCCGATCCGGTGTCAATTGCACCATCCTCAGAGGAAACAATGTCGTAATCGTCCATTTGCGTGAGTTGCTTCACGCGGCCGGGCTTGTTGTTGACCCAGCGGTAATAGAAATTCGGGTCTTTGGCCTCTTCAGGCACAAAGAGCTTCATGTTGCGATCTGCGCCAGAGCCTTGACGACGACGGCGCTCGGTGGCGACTTCAGCAGCGCGAGGAGGGCGACCCGGACCCCGCTTGATTTCGGTTTCCATATCAGCTCTCCAGATACTGTGTTGCATAGCGCTCGCGCGCCTTGGCTAAATCCTTGGCGGGATCTTCTCCCTTTTCGAGGAAAAGCCCGTCTTCCTTGATAAACTTGTCGCACTGCGACTTGGCGTCAGCGGGCAGCTGGGAGAACTTTGACCGGCCACCTCCCGCAGCCACGCGAGAGCCGCCCTCAACCCGCGAGCCGCGCGAAGGTTTGTCTTCCTCACCTTCATCATCGGATTCGTCCTGCTTGCCGAACTTCTCCGGGAACCTCTTGGCAACGCCCTTGCGGACCTCTGCCAGCCGCTCCTTGGTGGTCAGACCCGGCTTGTCCTTGGTCAGCTTGCCGTCGAGGAAGTTTGCAAGGATCTGCATCTCCTCATCGGCGCTGTACCAGTTATTTTCAGCAAGCCACTCGGCGATGTCGTTCTGCACGTCCTTGGGGAGCGCAGCGTTGACCTTTTCCTTGGCTTGCTCGGTCTTCTCGGCCTTTACCTCCGAGGCCTCCTCTACCTTTTCGTCAAATTCCTTGAGGTCTTCACGTTCTGCAGCGCGGAGCTTGCGAACCTGATCCTTGTCGCCAACCTCGGTTGCGGCATCGATCGCCGCGGAATACTTGTCCTCCAACTGGGTTCGCTGGCGATCCAGTGCGACCTTGGACATCTGCGCCATCTTGGCGACAGTCTTGGAGGTCTCGTCCTTGAAAGCCTTCAGGTCGGCCCTGGCCTCAGCCAATTCCGCCTTGAGCTTGGTGTTCTCCGACTTAATGATCGGAATGACAGTCTCGGCCCGCTCCAGGTATTCCTTGGCCTTGAGGAACTTGCCTTTAGGCGGCGCGCCCTTCCAGTCTGAAGGGGCTTTCCAGCCTATTTGCTTGGCCTTTTCGACTTCATCTGGGGCGGAGTCGTCGACGAACTGCTCAAGCGGGGATTCGAGATCGGTGTCAGTATCGCTCATGCCAGCACCGCCGACACGTCCTTGTCGTTGATGATGCGGTAATCAGCACCATCCATGCCCTTGACCGCAGCGCCTGCAAACTTAGCGAACATCACCTTGTCGCCCGGCTTTGGCTTCTCAGCATCGCCCCAATCCGCCTCACCGGCATACGTAAACGCCAGCGGCGAGATGGCTACGAGCGTACCCTGCATCTGGGCGAACTGCTCGCGGTCCTTATGCTCATCAGGCAGGATGATCCCGCCCTTGGTCTTCGCGTCAACCTTGATCGGTTGAACCAGCACTTTGTATTCGGTCGGCTTGATCCCCGAGGGATTCGTCATCTGATATTCTCCATCATAGCGCGGTATGCTTTATCGCATTCTTCGCGCTGTTTCCGTTCAGCGCGCCAAGCATCCAACTGTTGCGAGCCGATAGCCCACTCTAGAAATGCTTCGCGCAACGCAGCCCAAAAACTATCCTGCGGCTCCGTCATCGATATCTCTCCATTCGATTTCACTCAGGTCTTTCGCGGCTTCTGCCCGCGCCTTCAGGTCAATCAGCACCATGGGATCGCACTTTCCCGCGCCCCAGGACTCATCAATCCATTTCTGCTTGTTCTGTTCAGCCAGCTCGCCAACGCGCTTGAGGACGTGTTCTGTGACTGGATGGGCCAGCCATTCCTCAAAGTGCTCGCGGTCGATCATGCCGGCTCGCTCGCCTTCTTCTCAGCGGCAATCACGGCAGCCTGCTCGCGATCCTTCTTGGCCTCGTCCCGCACTACCTGGCGGTCTTCGTGCCGGTGCTGGTCTTCTGCGTCCTGCGAATGCGCATCCAGCATCAGACTGGCTGGCGCAAGCTTCGTCTCGGTCATCGTCTTATGTGCATCCGAAAGCGTCTTCGTCACGTCAGCATCAGCCGTTCTCGGCAATAACGAGGTCTCGGCAGTCGTCTTGTCAGCCTGCGCTGCATCCTTCTGCGCGCCAGCCATGTTCTTGGCCGTCTTGGACTGCAACTCTTCCATTTGAAGCTGCTCAGCCGGGCTCGGCCCCTGCTGCTTCACAATCAGCTTGTCCGGCTCTTCAGTCCCGGCCGCTTCATAAACGCGCCTTAAGGCCTCTTCGGGGTTCTGTATCTTCCCGAATACCGGATGCTCCTGGATCTGCATCAGCAACTGCGCATGCGTCATGCGCTGCATGTCCGTGACCATCTTCGGGTCAGCGACAGGGCAGATATCCATCGAGGCCAGATCGTAGTCGTTCTTTTCGACCACTTCCTGCTCATCGTTGAAGGTGTAATACGCCTTCTCATCGATGTGCTTGGCGTTCAACTCAAACAGCAGATGAAACTCGTCCTTGAGCGCCCGGTAAATCCGCTTGTAGATCGCCGTAAAGACCTTAAGGCCCTGTTCGATCATCGCAAGCGTGGTGGTCGCTGTCTGCGTTTGGCCGTTGGTATCGCCTGTCAGGATATCCTTGACGGCTGTAATATCCTTGGCCGCGTCAACCATCATGCCGAGCAACTGAAACAGGACTGGGCTCGGCCCTTGGAACTGGTGCATATGCACCTGGTCGCCAATCTTGCCCGATGTCTCGATCTGCTCGAATTTGCCTGGCGATATCCTGACCTGCCCGCCCTTTTTCAGGCGGATGCCAGTCCCGATAAACCCGCCGCCCGCGTTCTGGAGGTGCGCCGCGTCCAGCATTTGATTGATGGCGGTGTCGATCGTCTCGCCAAGGCTCTCAAGGAGCTGGCCGAACCCGATGTCATAGAAGCCACCCTGCGGGTCAGGGATAAAGCTGTATTTGACGAAATACTGCTCTTTCGGGATGAAAATAACGCGCTTCTTATCGTCCTTGACCTTATCCATGGTGTAGTTCGCTACGATGCGAACCACGCAGCACGATTCCTTGTGAACCGTGACGATATACGGCTCCTTGTAGCCATCCTCGTCCAGATCCAGGAAGCAATGCTGCTCAAGGAACAGATGCGGCGCGTCCTCGTCGTTGTCACCCTCTGACTGCGGACAGGGCAGATCGATATCGAGCCAGACGCCTGAAAGCTTCCGCTCCTCGATGTCTTGAGGATAGATAAATACCTCATGCGTGACAGCCGGTGCCTCATCCAGCGAGCGGCACTTGTTGTTCACGACAAGGTGCTTAGCCGGCACCATCTCCGACTTATTGCGCCCCAGCGTCTCGGAACGGTAGACCTTGCGGAAGGCACAGCCAACGATCGGCAAATGGTGCAGCAATACGTCGGTGTCTTCTTCCCACTCCGTCATCTCATTGAGGAGTTGGTACGACATATGCTTGGAAACGCGGTCAGCCTTAGCGCGCTTCTCGCCCGGCTTCTTGATCCACAGCGGCTCCTGGCTTAGCGGATCTACCTTCGGGTCTCCATTGTCGTCCTTGATCGGCACCCCAGAGTCATTACCGACAACCTGGGCCTTGACGATCCGAAGGCCGTCCACAATGGCGGGATACGCCCTCGCCCCGAACTGCAGCGCAGCAACAGTAACGAGCGGGTATTTGATGTTTGCAGCGCCCTCAAACGGGTAGTTCTTGGGCTTGCGAACCTGCAGCGCGATGTCCATCGCGCGCTTGGTGGCGTCTTCCCACTCGGAGCGGGATTTCTTGTCAATCTCGTACTTGCGGTCTACGTCGCCGGCGATCTTCTGTAGTCTTTCATCGTCCAGATCCTCAGCGATGTTCTGCGAGGATTCATAGGCAAGCAGTTTTGCAAGGGTCTTTTCGAGGGCTGGGGCTTTTTTCCGCTCGGTAGGCTGGTAAGTGCCCATCAATAACCCGTCACGGTCGATCGGCCACGGTCGGTTGAGCGGTCATCTTCATCCTCTTCGCCATCTTCCGGCATTTCATAAGCTACGCACATCAGCCCAAAGGCATCTGCGCCGTGAGATGACCAGTCATGCTCGGGGCCAAGGCCCACGTTGCGCTCGTCATCGGATTTCTTCTCGTGATACCAGCCCAAAGCATCTCTGCCCGGCTCGGTCGTGTCCTTGTTGAACCAGATCGACGGGAATAGCCGCCTCGCCGCCTCGATGCGCATCTTGGCCGCGCCCTTGCCCTGGTTCGGAACAACCCGGACATCGAACTGGGCGGCTCTCAGCGCGCTCTCGTAGGAAACGTCATAAACCCTGTCGTTGGTCGCGCCGTCATGCGGCAGGAAGCAATAGGCCTTGCCCCAGCCATTATCGCGCAACCATTGCACATGCGTAGCGAGCGGCTGGCCTACAGCCTCGTAGTAGTCCAACACCCGGATGTTCGTCCCCACGAACTGAGCTATCCAAATGGCGCAGGCATCTGCCTTGGCACCCGTGCCGCCGATGTCCCAGAACGCCCGGACAGTCATGAGCGGATCTGGCGATACGTCGCTGATCCTGCCCTTGAGCTTGGACTGTGAGAGCGATTTGGCGAAGTAGGCGCCCTCAACCACGGTCACGAAGTCGCCTTCCCACACATGGTCGTATTGATCGGGGCGCTTTTCCAGATCGTGAAGGCGCTTGATATTCAGTTTTGCCGGGAACCACGGATTATCCCGCCAGTTCATCTCGACAATCTTGGTCATCGGCGGCGGATCAGCGCGGAACCGCATATGCGTCGCGCTCTTCTTCCGCGCCGGGTTCCACGTTACCCAGATTTCCGACTCTTCCTCGCGGACGGTCGGATCAACAATCATCCAGGCATCTTCCGAGACTTGTTCAGCCTCGTCTACCCAGAGAATCAATATCCTTGATTTGGACTTCAGGCTCATCAAGCTTCGCCGCAGCCCGATGAAGGCGAATTCTACCCTTCCGTCCTTGGTCCTGATGTAGCTTTCGCCGACATCGTACTTTTCAGTCAGCCAAGGCTCTTCGGCTATTGCCGTTTTGATTTCAGCGAAGGAACTGTCAGCCAACGAGTTCATGAACTCACGGCCGCAGACAATCACGCCATTTACGCCAGCATCGCCAAACATCGCTCCACGAACGGCAGCCATCTTGGCAAAGGTCCGGGTCTTGGCTGACCCACGCCCCCCGTAAGAGCCGCGGTACATCGCCTCGCCGGTGAAGACCGGGACTAGCTTATCGGGAATCCTGAGTTGTAGGGCGGACACCAATCAGCTCAATTCTGGTAAAGGTTTGGATCGGGCTCTCAGCATCGCCCGCTATCTGAAGCGGCATGACCTTGCCCAGGAGCGCCATAAACGGCCCCGGGTTCGCGTTGGCCTGGATCTGGAGATACTTGACCAGGCCGTCCTCATCCCCTCCACCAGCCAATTGTGCCGCAGTGAGGATGGCATCTTTCAGAATCGCGGTGTTCTTGTTTGGCGTGCCCTTCTGTCGGCCGCCTGTCTTAGGTGAGCCTTTGGGCTTTGCCATCGTTCAATCTGTTCAAATCTAGTTTGGTTTCAGTCAAGTTTGGGGCCGAAGTTCTGCTTCTGGTAGGTCACATCGTTCAGCCAATTCAGCGCGTCTTCGGCATTCTTGAATGTGGCTTCGGGCGGGCTTTCCGCAGCCTCAAGAAGTTCGGCGACAAACGCCGGATCGTATGTTCTGACAAACCCGCGCCATTCATGCACGGTACCAGCATACGGCCATTCAGGATGAGCGAGCGATTTAAGCGGGGTCGTAGTCATGGCTAATGGTCCCGTACATCGCCCAGCTTTGCTGTTCGGTCTTGATTTCCTCAATGGGGAGAGTGCTGCCGCTCAAAGCTAGATCCTGCTGAGCTTTCAGCTCTTCCTGACGACGGCGAATGGCCTCAAAGTCATTGATTGCGTAATCGGTCATTTCAGGAGCCTGGCTCGGTATTTTCTGACGCCGACAAAGGGTCAAGCGCAGGACCGCCGTTCGACATCAGGCCGAGCGCATCCTTGATCTGCTTGAGTTCATTCCTGCCCTCGCTGAGAATTGCCTTGTGAGGTGCGAAAGCAGCAACCGTCTCCGCCTTTATGGCCTCCTCTTCGGCGATCATGAAGTCGGCCTCGGATTCCATGTGGCCAGCAACGCGATGGGCAACACCCCGAGCCTGGAGAAACTTGCCCTTCAGTCTGTCTAGAGGTGTGGTCATTGGTTGCTCTATGATGTCTTTGCCTAGACGAAGGTCTTGGCCCATATGATATTTCTCGTCTATTTCGTAGCGGGCTCGGTTTATTTCGTCTTCTAGCTGGTGAAAGAACTCTCGGGAGAACACATCAGGCCGGATCTGGTAGATCCATCCCGTCGATGCCCTTGCCGCCGTAAGGAACGCCACTGCGGTAAAGATCCATAAGTGCGTTGTCGTGCGGCGACATCTCGCTTGGCGCAGTGTCCACAAACGGCGCCAGGATCTCGGCCGCGTCCTTCTCCAGCTCTTTGTGTGCCCGCTCTATCGCTCGCTTGGATTGGTAATCGCGGATGTTGTGGATCTCGGCAGACATTGGCGCGTTATCTCCACAATCACAGTCCCCGACCGGCAAAGCTGGCGCGTTGTTGATCGAACAACTTGACCAGTGAGCCATTGCGGTTCCTTGAAGGGTTTCGGGCGGCTGCGGCACAGAGGCGCTTGCGCACTGTATGATCGGCGCACAGGGGATGGAGCGCGTTGCTCGCGCCGCCCGAACTCGGAATTTTTGACAAAGAAAAACCGGGCCCTCCCCCTACGAGAAAACCCGGCTTCAGCCCCTGCGGGCTTAAAATTCTTGCGACGATGGGAGAAATGACATGATTTGCTCATGGTGTCAAGTCTATTACACCGATCTGTGTAGTGCGAGGGGGAATGCTAAACACCGCGCTACGGCAGCTGCTATCCCCCCTCTAGCCCCGTGGTCGTACACACGGGGATTCTTATTTCAGTAGAAAAAATGTTGGAATAGCCCAAGCAAGATGCAATCCAATGATGGTTGCAAGTTCTAATTTCCAGTCTTCGGGCCAATCGCTCATGTCTCATGCCCCTTTGGCTTCGTCACGTAGCCAAACACCATCTTCTCGATACGCCCGTCACCCCAAGTATGGCTGTGGCATTTGATGTCGTATTTGGTCACATCAATCTTGGACCATGAAGCCATAATAGCTCGGTCCGAGTCGCTCTCCGGAATTAGGGCCATGCTCAGCATATCACGAATTTCGACTCTCATCACCGCTTCTCCATCGCAAAGCCATAAACCAGCGCTAGACAATCCAGACATTCCCGAAAACGCATTCCCATGTATTCTTCCCAGCGCTTGCCGGTCAGGCCACGAGATTCCGCAACCTGCTTCCGCGTCCGGTTATGCACCAGCACGTCATGCACAATCGCAGAGCCATCCTGCCCGAGCGCCTTATAGACAATTGCCAACTGCT